CGAGGCTGCACCCTGGCTATGGGTGTAGGTGCCGTGGGCAGACCCAGTTGGGGCCCCGCTTTGAACGGTTACGTTCCTGTTGACCTGGGTGACCGTTACTTGGCTCATCTTGTCACCTCTGCTTCTACATCAAATTTGCCAGCCAAAAGTTTAATAACCTCACCAGAACTGTCAATGATCTCAAGGTCGTATTGGTAGGAGCCGGCTGGCACCATTGCCATGGCAGCTGCCGTGATTGCTAGGTCAATGACCCCAGACCCAGCGGTGATTGTCATCCCGCTGGAATTCGTAAACGTGAGGATAGGCGTAGCCGAGCTTGCAAACTTCCTTACCTGCATCCTTGACGAGTACCCAGTCAAATTGATTGGGGTGCCAGCATCATTGGTGTAGGTAATGGTTGTTGCAAAATCGCTACCTTGCTCGGCGGTCATGTCATAGGTGGAAAGTGCCATGACGAGATTATAGCCTGAGAAGGCCGCCTACTCTATGGGCTCCTTTTCTACGGGGCTCCGTAGCGGGAGTGGGCTGACTGGCCGCAATGGGCATCCCCCATCCCAACAGGTTGCATCAAGGTCTTTGGGGGCCGCCCCAGCACATGCGTAGCAGAATTTCTTCACCGCTCGTCGGTGTTTGTTGAGGGCTGCTTGGTCCTCAATAGCTAGGACCTCCTGAATCGCGTTAAGCCTAGCCCATGAAATATCATCATCAGACGGAATAGTTCCGCCATAATATCGCTCTTTTGCCCAGTATTCCCCGACGCCGCGCTTCTTTCCAGCAGCTTTGAATACTTGTGCAACGCTGATTTCATTTTGGCTTGCCCAAGCTCCGCACGCCTCTTTGAATCTCCGCGTTCTCTCGTGTTCTGGCTTTCTTGCCCCATAAGCTCTTGGCATGAGCAGATTGTAGGTCATGCGCAAATTTCTTGCAACTTGCCGTCAAGGGCAGATTATATGGTATAGTGAAGATATGGCACAAATTGGAAGACGCACAAAAGATGCGCAGGCACAGCTTGAGAAAGACATTAACACCCTGCATTTCAGCGGGGTAAGCGCGAGCGAAATCGCACTAAAGCTTGACCTAAAACCAGATACGGTTAAGAAATACATCACCAAGATGCGCAAGCAGGCTCTTGAAGACGCAATTGGACCGGTTGAAAGCAAGATTGAGCTCATAGAGAGGGCAAACAGGGTTGCAAAAGCAGCCGCTGGAGGTCATGCTTCTGCCCGGGAAAACTCATATAGCGGTCAGGTAGCATTTCTCAAGCTTCAACTTGAGGTCATAGATCGCCTTGCCAAACTGACTGGCGCATATGAAGCTTCCAAGGTTGAGCTTACTGGTCCAAACGGTGGGGCTCTTCAAATGCAAATGGTTGACCACGCAATTGATGGACTAAGCGCCGACGATCTTGCCAAACGGCTAAGAAACTGGGCTGATGCGCTAGAGGAGGGCAACGATGGACAGCAAGCAGTATCGCCTGTGGCTGAGGGAACAAGCGAAAACGTCTGACGCCGCCTTTGCGGAATACGTCAGCAACCTTGTATTTCCAAAACATCTCAGGGAGATGGAGCGTTTCCTAGACAAGAACGACCGCGCGCTCGTTCTGATGCCTCGTGGTCACGCCAAAACCACCCAGCTTATCCATCGAGTTGCGCGCCTCATCGGTGTCAGCCAAGGAAAAATTCGCGTTGGCATTCTTACATCGGTTCTTTCCGACGCCCTTGCTCGCTCGCGTGCCATTAAGGCGATTATTGAGTCGCCGCACTTTGCTGAGATCTTTGAGTGGGCACGAGAAGGCGTTGTTGGACCTAAATGGACAGATGAGGTCTGGACAATCAAGGGGGCAAGCATGGGCAAAGATGCAACCTGCTTTGCTGACGGACTTGGGTCAATCAAGCCAGGCGCTCGCCTAGATATCCTGATCGGCGACGACATGGTTGGCATGAAAGAGAATGCCACTGCTGTCCAGCGACAAAAAGCCTCGGATACCTACTGGCAGGTCGTTGATCCGATGCTTGTTCCTGGAGCCAAGCGATGGTATATCGGAACCCGCTGGCATGAGGACGACTTCTACAACGATCTTAAGGAGAAGGGAACTCCCGTCATGCTGCGCAGAGCGGTAGAAGGCGACAGCATCCTGTGGCCAGAGATGTATACAGTTGCGGACATGGACAAAAAGCGAGAAGAGCTTGGAACCCCAATCTTCATGCTGCAGTTCCAGAACGACGTTCAGGCGATGGGTGGGAATATTTTCCGATATGACAGGTTCAAATATGTAGACAGCGTTCCAGCCGGTGCTCGGCGAGTTGGCATTGACCTTGCGTCATCCGCGTCCGAGCGAAGCGACTATACCTCGTGTGTTGAGGTTGTTGAGGATGCAGAGCACAACCTATATGTTGTCGGGGCATGGAAGGCAAGGCTTGCCGAGGGGCACCGAGACTGGCTTACGGGTATCACTCGTGACGGGGATTTGGTTGCCGATGACGGCCCAAGGCTACTCTGGCCGCAGTATCTAATTCCAAACCCACCAGAGATTAGCGATAGCGCACGAAACCTTGAATCGGTAAACATTGAAGCGGTGCAGCATCAGAGCACATTTGTGCGCGAGGTTCTTGGGACCACCAATCTTCCTGCTCGGGCGGTTCGTCCCGATAAAGACAAGGTAACAAGGGCACGAGCGCTTGCCGCTCGATATGAGGCAGGGAAGGTGTACCACCTCAAAAACGCACCAGGCATCAGGGATCTAGAGGTTGAAATGGCATCTTTCCCAAACGGGGAGCATGACGATCTTGTGGATGCTCTTGTCTATGCTGCAGACCTAAGCGGTAGCAGCTTCTATTTCACGGCAGCGAAGACGGGTAGTCGCTTCTAATCCAGCTCACAGGCACGTCACGAATCCATAGCGAAAATGGCTTTTTCTCACTGAAATAATATGGGCTCATTACCGGAGCGTCGCTGCTCTCCCTGAACATCGTAAGCGCGGCATCCATTGTGCTTGTATTATCCCTATCGGCAATCCATGCGATTGCAGCAGCAACAAGTGGCGCAGAGATACTTGTCCCGCTCACCTTGCGAGGTGCTCCAGCCTTATCTACTGCATCTACGCTTTTGCCGGGAGCCCAAATGTCAACACATGGGCCGTGATTGGAAAACCATGTCATGTACTGGTATTTATCTACCCCGCCAACGGTAATCACATTTTTTGCACCCGCCGGGCTGGTGCTGCACGCATCCATAGATTGGTTTCCCGCCGCAACGACTACTGGCATTAAAAGCCCAAGGCTATTGGCAGCAGCGTCAATTGCGGCGCTTTTTGCTCCGCCAATACTAATGTTAACAACAGAACGGCTAGGGTCAGCGCTCTGCTTGATTGAATTCAATGCGTTTATTAGCTCCTGATCGGTTGTCTCCCCATTGCAATCAAGGACTTTAACGCTGATGATGTTGACCCCCGTAGCAATCCCGATGTTTGGGTCTTCAAAAATGCTTGCCACCATAGACCCGTGGTTTGCGCAATCCTCCGCGCCGATACCGCTGTCCACAATGTATACGTCAATTCCTGATCCATTGCTACTTGGGGTTGGCGTCTTCCCATCAAGCTTGGTCGTGTAGCCTTGATTTACTCGATCTTGAGCCCATTTATACCCAAGAGAGCTGCTGTATGTATACGCAACTCGGTAAACGTTTTTTACCTTTTTCCTTTTGGCATCAACTGCGCCAGGCGCAGAGATAAAAATAACTGCCGCGATAAAAACCGCAATAGCCCTTACTTTTGATCCCATTTCTTAATAACCTTCACTTTCTTACATTTGTGGCACATGGCCTTCTTAAATCTTGGGTCAATTGTTCCCGGATAACCATCCATCACTTCATCGGAGATCTTTGATTCGCATTGCGTGCAGTGCCAGCCGTTGAGTGGTCGCCCACGGGAATCAACGACGAGATTCTTCGCGTCCGCCATCTTCCTGCTCCCTTTCATATTCCTCAACAATCTCAAGCGCTCGCTTGAGGCCAGCAATATACGCCAGCCGTGAAAAAAGTTCAACCTTGCCCCTTTGGCTAATTCCAATCCCACGAAGCGCAGGAGTGGTATCCCCAGAGACGGCATGCTCAACGAGCTTGCGAAGACGTTCAGAGGCGCTCATCGGATACCACGTCTGTTAATCCACCCGACGGAAGATGTCAATAGGTCGTTAAGGTCTAGTGAGGTTAGTACGACATCGTGGCGTGTCCCGTCAACAATCATTTCCATATCGCTCTCATAATATGGATCTCCCTGTTGGGGTTCCGTGAGCGTAATCTTGCAGCCATCAACCCCATGCACTGCTGATGCAACCTCCATCATCTCCATGGCGATTGTTTTTAGATCTTCATTGCCGACAAGCGGGATTGTATGTGTGTTGCTAAGCGCAAATGACTTTGCTAGCCATGCTCCGGTTATTCGGTTGGCTGCGGGAGTCGGTTTGCGATATCGGTCAGAAAACCAATCCAGAACGTCGCTGTTCCTACGGCGTCGTCTGCCGTTTGGGCCAATCCGCTTTTTACGACTGTGTCTGTGACCTGATCCCATATCGCCCATCGGTAGCCTACCCCTTCTTCTGCTCGCTCGAGTTTCCAGATTTCATACCGCGCTGTGCTTCCCATCGGTTATACCCAATCGCCTCCATTGCTAATAGGATTCCATCTCGTAGACCACGATGATATGCATCGTCGCCTTCCTGCGCTTGTGCCCATGCTGTTGCTGAGTGCAACGCGCGCATTCCCTCTCGGATCGCGTCAATGCGAGCCTCTTTCCTTGCGGCTTTTAAGGCCTCAATGAACTGAGGATTCACTTCTTTGGACGCTCTGGCAGATCGCGCTCCATTGGTGCCCCCCATAGACCGCGCTGCAGCGCAACGGCGATCAGCGCATAGTTGGCAATATCAAGGAGTGTGTCTGCAAGAGATTCATATGTGCTTTCGTCAAGCGGGTCAAGGATAACTTGACCATCAACGATCTTGCCTTGCATGAACTTGCGCGCGCGGGCAATCTTGTCGTTGCCGATACGGCTAATAACTCCGTGCAGACCAAGCTGCTCAATGTTGGAATCACCGTACCGTGCTTGCTTTTCGCACAGCAACTCATATGCTTCGTTGTAAATCTTGGCGAACGTCTTCTCAAACGTCTGCTCGTCATCCTTGTAAATCGGATACTCCAAAGGCTCCATCAAGCCCCCCTTTCTATGAGCATCGTAGATCCTAGTGGCTAGGTTGTCAAAAGCGCCCTGCGGATACCTTCCTCAAGCGTGATTCGTGGCTTCCAAACATGGAACGACAGGGTTGGGTCAGCCACCCGCCAGAACACACCAACTGGCTTGTCGGGATGAGTCTTGATCTCCGGCTTATAGCCAGCCTCTGAGCAGACCAGGTCCGCCAAGGCAAGGAACGATGTGGGTCGTCCGGTTCCAATGTTGAGTGGGTCACGATAATCCTGCTCAATCGCCGCATTCACGGTCTCAACGATGTCGCTGATGTGAACGAAGTCGCGAGTCTGCAGACCATCACCCCAGACTTCAAACGGGTCCGCCTTGCGGCGTGCACGATCAATGAATGATGGGAACGGGTAGTCCAGCGCTTGATCCTCTCCGTATCCAGAGAACGGGCGGAAGATGTGGGTCTTGACCCCTTCGGCGGCCGCAAACTGAGCAAGGTACTCACCCGTGAGCTTTGACCATCCGTAGGTAAAGTCTGGACTTCGGACGTCGTTGAGGTTAATCATGTGCTCCGAGAGTGATACGTGATCTTCCCGTGTCTGGAGCTCAATCGGGTAGGCGGCTGAAGATGAGAAGTACACAACTCGTGGCTGCTTCGTGCGGATCGCCCACTGCCACATTTCCGCGTCAATGGACAGGTCAACCGCCACTGAGAGTGGATCTCCCTCAATCTTGGCTCGTCCTCCAACAACGGCTGCAAGATGGATCACAAGATCCCACTGGATATCGTCTTTTCTGAAGAAGTCACGAGCATCCCTTGGCATGTCGGCAGTGATGTCAACCCCGAACACTTCATGGCCAAGATCACGATAGTACTTCGTGAAGTGGCGACCAACAAATCCCTTGTGACCGGTAATCAGGATTTTCATGATTGAAGAACCAATGCTGCGTCCGCATCCATCTGTGTCTTTTGGTAGTCCTCGTATGCAACCCGATCCTTCTCATATACATGAGCCGCATTGACCTCCTGATATTGCAGGTCATTTACTGCCTTGCCAGCTAGGTAGTGCATATGCTCTATGACGACATCTGGTCTGTATTGAAGGTTTCCGATCTTGACGCCGAAGTCCCTCCAGAAATTGTCCATATACATATGCACCAAGACCGGTGGAACCATGTATCCGATTCTGCGAACAATGTCAGCAGACATCGTGACCGCCGTTGGAAGATTTGCGCCCTGCAAGAGGTCATCCCCGTATGAGACGCCAGGACGATCACCGATTGCCTCATAGAGGATTCGGTCCCAACCCTTGGTGCGCGGGCGATGGTCGTCGCCCATGAATGAAAGGAATTCGTACTTGTCGGCATTCTGGGTTGCAAGCAAATTGAGCGTTCCGCCCATTCGGAGTCTTGGATTGATGGATGACTTTTCAAGGACTCGAGCCGAGTACTCGCTCTTGTCGTCATCATCTAGGCCGAAGAGAATATCGGCGTCTTCCGCCGTTTCCTCAAACGCAGTAAGAAGCTCGTCGCAAGACTTTGGTCGCTTTCGGCTTGGAACAATTAGCAGTAAACGGCTCACGATACTCCTACTTTCTTGGCGATTAGCCAACTCACCTCATCATCGGAAAGCCGGATAAACACATCTTCCCCATCGGCGATGGTGACGGCATACGGCTCTGCGTCATCTGGACGACGCTGGTCAAGGCTGATTGACAAAGGAAATGATTGAGCGTACAAAAAGTACACTGCCCATACCCGGTCTGTTGGAGCCCCTCCCCGATCTGTCATAACAAAAGCATACACCATTTGGAATGGTCTATGATGTTCTGGACCGCTGGGTTTATCCTTTCTCCCAGCGGTCACTACTTTTTCAGTAGGTC